CACATTATTACGGAACATCGGGATAGTGTATTGATAACCCAGAATCTACACCTTTTCAGGATTTTCAATATGGACACGGAATTAGATCGCGTGGCGACAGCTTTTGTCAATATAAGCTTTTGTCAAACGAACCCCATAGAGTGTAAAGATGGATGGCGGCTCATTAGGGAGCCAAGGAGACTAATGTCTCGATTGAGTTATACTGACACCAATTGGGGGGTGAAGTTACCTAATTTTTTGACTTCACTCGCGTTGTGTGAATTATCATTAGCACGCGGGGTCCCTGTATTACAGGAGCTTTGCTTGCACCTGATAAGATATGCTGAATGTGCGCGTCCACTAACCAACTACAAGCATAACTATGTGGATTGCAAGAATGATTTGGAACTACTCGATATAACGGAGAAAGCACGATCAGACTTCGAACAAGCATTTGATATCTCAGTAGGTGAACAGCTTAGGATAGAAAATATGCTAAGGGGCGCGTCAATAGGCACCCAGCCACAACGTGAAAAACCAAAACTCAATCTCAACAGATTTTTGAAAACCAACAAAACTTATCACAAAACCCACCACAATACTTATAACAATTAACACCAGATGCCAAATGTTAAAGCGAAGACTACCAACCAAGCTCCTCGAAAGAGAACTAGAACTGGAGGAAAAGGTCGTAAACGCACTAAAACGAACAACAGTGGCTTGTCTGCATTGCCTACGACGGGTAACGTGCAAAATAAGTTGCGCGCTAGTCAACCTGGTCAGATGCTTGCTAAGCCAAGTCCTCATGCGTATATTGACAACAATTACATTCATTGTAAGTTTGATCCTCTTAACTCAGGTACTAGCCTTGGTTTACCAGATGACACGAGCATCCGCCGCATCGTTTCTGACATTCGAACATTTGTCGACTTCACTATTCCAGCTAATGGTGAACTCCAGCTCAAAATTACTCCAACCTTACCTTGGGCTGGATGGGCCAAACCACTCACACCTGATGTCGCCTACAACATTGAGGGTGTTACGCTTAACCACAAAGCGCCCGCGATAAATTCCAATGTGTACTACCCGATTGGACGAATGAATAGATTAACACCAAACGGCTTTTTCGTCATAGGCGGTTCGAACCCCAACACTTATAATGCCACGAAAGCAAGGATTATCACTGTAGGTTGGCGACTAGTCTACACTGGTGCCGCCTCTACTTGCTCTGGTACGATAACCGTTAACGAAAACAGTATTGGTGTCACGGGCGACTCGCCAAACACAAATGCCTTAGGCTTGTTGAGCGGTGCCGATGCCCTGACGTTGGCCACAACTGTTGGACCAGGCTCCGCCATGGAGAGGAGAATTGAATTCTCGAGGGATTTGGGGCTCGTGGCGAAAGATACGGTCACAGCGAGGCCTGAAACGGCGTTGAAAGGATTGCTCAAGCACGTTGGTCCATACCAATGGAGAACGATGTCGGATTATGGTGAATTGTTGGTTGACGCCACTACTGGGGGCCCTAGTAACGTAGCGAGCTCCATGGTTTTGGCAACACCAACGTCATACGGGCTATATTATATGATTGACCCTGACTACACCTCGACCGACATTAGGATTGCAACGGGCATCAACCCCGGATCTTACAGGCTTGAGTGTGTTCATTGTGTTGAATTTCAAATACACCCTGATTCAGTACTATATGATATGACACCACCACCACCTAAGCCTGATCCGATGGCGATTCAAGCATCTGATGCGGCGATACGGAGGTTGCCTCCCGCGATGCCGACGACCGAGCATGAATCGTGGGTGACCTCCACCATGCGGACAATCACCAATATCGCGAATAGTCCGGCCGCTATTGCTATAGCCAACATCACGAGGATGATTGCTGCGCTTTAACTATGAACATTTGAATGTTATCATTGTCATTATATATAACCTATTAGTTAGAAAACCTACTCCTATAAAAGCTCCGAGGCCATTATCAGTATCAATAATGGTAAATATGAGAATAAACTAAAACTTGACTTATAACTAAATAAACATATATCTATATCCAATACCGCGTGAAGCCCACCGATGACCTGGGAAATCATCGAGGTTGTAAGCACTACACAGAAGTGAGTGTGACTGGCAGATGGATGATATTGGAACATTATATATATACAATATTCGCCTACGACTAAGGTAGAGACAAGTCGTAGAGCCTTCACAGAAGTTTCGGGACTCTACTAGTTGCGTGTAACTAACACGCATGGGTAAAACCCATGCTCCCC